TGGTATTCCTGCACCATTTCGCGCGCCTCTTTGTGGGTGGTGAATTCGTCCACGGTTTCAAGTTCGCGCCCGTCTTTTCTTTGAATGTAGTACATGGCCAGCCCCTTGTTAATCAATACGGTAATAGAACCAGCGACCAGATATAAATTTTCTAGCAGTTATGTTGCTAGTAAAGCCGCCCAAGCCACGCCATTCGTTTCGTGTTATGCGCCGCATGATACTTCCCCTTTAAGCTGCGAGTGCAGCGGTGCTGTTGTCACGGGTTACGTAATACCCTACAGTGTGGCCTTTCTTATTCCCCTCCCATTGAACCTGAAGGCCAAGGGCTTCGGCTATCTGTATCACGCTACTGATGCCACAAGCACCATCTAGTGAAACTTTCCCGTTGTTCGTGTTGTACGTCATACCGTACAAACCAGAGAATTTAATGTAACCCTTCACGCTGTAGCCGCAGTCTTCGAACGCGTCAGGGTTGCTCATTAGTTCCTGCACTTTCGCTAATAGTTCGGATTGGTAAACATCTTCGAGCCAATCCCCGAAGACTGTGCCAATCATATCGTAACCGCCCCCGCATGTGCGGTAACGCTTGCCCGATTGTCTGTCATCTAGTCGGCAGATGTTATAGCCATACGTATCACGCCCACGGCTAACGCCCCAAGAGATTACGAGATGGTTGAAATTATAGCGGTTCATGGTTTGCACTCCAATGATTAAAGGTTACTGATTGTAAGGTGTTACGTGATACAGGTTACAGCGTTACAGAGTATCGGCCAGCTTTGTCCAAAAGTCAAGCGTTAGCCATACTGTTACAACTACAACAAAGGCTAAGGTATAGCATACTTCTCTGGTACTGTCTGGCTTACTATCGTTCAAACGTTTGAGCATCAGGTTATTAGTACGTTTCATGATGTTCCCTCTCTTTAGTTGTTCATCATGCAACGGAGTATAGACGCTGGTATGTGCTGTGTCAACACTTTTTAACGCTTAGAACGCAAATAATTTTGTACTTGTGTTGTATATCTAGCACAAGCTATAGCTGTTTCCTTCAGAATCATACACTTACGATATTGCGCGATAACATGGAAAGAAATAAAAGCAGATCAAAACCTCCCTCTCTGTAGAGAGATGAGACAGAAAGAGCGAGCGAAGCGAAGCAATGCACTGTCGAGTTGTGAACGTAAGAGCAAAGAAAAGAGAAGTAAAGAGAGAAGAGATAGATCAAGCACTACACGAAAGAGACAGATGAGTAATCCTAGCGAATGAAGAGACAGATAGAAGAAACAGCAAGAGACAGGATAAAATAGTAGAGACAGATACAGCACGAGCCTGCACTCCCGTGAGATACGAAAGTATCGAACCGAGTGCCAACTATAGAAGCTCTAGAAGCTAGCTAGCTCTGATGATTCTCTGAGCTGTGACATCCTGGCTCTGCGATTCCCTGGCTATCTGTAGCAACACTAGCGTAGAACTAGCAAGCTCTTTTCTGCTCTGTGCAAGAGGCCACGGGGGAAACAAATTGCGCCTCAGGTCGGAGACCCCCTCGAATAAATCTATCAAATTTTAGTGTGCATAGAACTCACACCTCTAGCTATCAGAGATACGTACACCTAACAGTACTAATCCTAAGACCTGGCACTCTGCACACCTTAGAGCTAAGAGATACATCTCTGCACCTCTTAGACCTAACACCTGAATCACTGCACTTCTGTACTTCTAGGTTTCCACTCTTCCCATACAGCTTTGTACACTCCACGTAGAGTCCCAGAACCTGTGTTCCTTAACTCAGCGTAGTACACACCTGCACCGAACCCAGCTTCCCCAGATGTGTACGAAGCCGCTACAGCATTCGCTGATACGCCTACTTCAATCGGGGTGACATCTACCTCTGTCATACCTGTGTTCGTTCCACCTACGGCGATTACAACGTCCTGCGAGGGTACCGGCGTTGGTCTGTTCTGCATCCCGTTCAACGGGTACACAGTCTTCCCTGTCCAGGTGCCTCCAGGAGTACCACCGTACCCAAGGGCGAACCTGAGATGACCTTCCATAACGGCGAGGTGCTGGTCGTGCATGATCGCGTCAGCCGGAGTCGTAAACCGAACCCAGAGGGATTGTCCAGATGCAATACTGAACTCATGCCAGAACCTGTGCATACGCCCTTCCCAGAACGCAGTCTGGCCTGGGTCAACCCGAACACGGGGACGGGCATCCTCACCCGTCCCAGTGATGATCTCTACAGGTACACTGGAGTGCCGCAGCCGCCCTCCGACTCGGAGGAGCAGTGCGTCAAACACGATTAAGCCTGGGCAGCGTTAATAGCGTCTTCAACAGCCTGGGCCAGGGTATCAACCTGAGCAGCCGTGAAGCGACCTGGGGCAGCTGGCGAACCAGAGCCATCAACGATCTGGCGAAGCGAAATCTCCAGCTTCACAACAGCGTTGTACAGCGTTACAATTTCAGCGCGAGTTGCGGTAGTCGAAATACTCATTTTATTTCCTTCAAGGTTCTACGTAGAATTTCACTGGAACAGTCCAGTGCTGTGTTACGGCAGGAGCTGTACTGCTCAATCGTGCTGAGCATCCAACTCCGGCTCTCCTGCACAGAGCCGGTCTGGAGGGTATCCAGGGGACGGCACTCTGTCTTGATCTGCACGCACGCTTGTGGCGCACTCAGATCACTGCCCGATGGAACGGACAGCTGTGTTGAACACCCGCACCCAATCAGGGTCAGGGCGAGCAAACCAATCTTCTTTAGCATTCTTTGATTCCTGCGTTTCCAACCGAGCAGCCTGCACCGCAGAGCGCACAGAATCGCGCTGTACGGCTCTGGATTCAGCCAGGGATGCATCGGCCTTCAGGTTCTGCTGTAATCGCTCCTGAGACTCCTGGATGCCCTTGCTGAGCATCTGGGCTTCGGAGCGGCTTTGTACCAGCGAGTCGTACTTCTGGATGCTGCAGTACCCGATCACAAGGACCAAGAGAGCTAGCACGAGGTACCGAATACCCTGCTGGATAATACTGCTGTCAATCATCGCAATCCTTCTCGAACATTTCCTTCTCAGCAGCCCTGCGTTTCGTGAGGCCTGAGTACACTTTCCCCTTAGCCTTATCCCAGCGTAGGAACTCCCGAGCTGCAGCGTGGCATTCACCAGCGTTCAGCTTCTTAAGCAGGGTGCTCTTCTTGAAAGCGCCAGGACCCACGTTGAACACGAACGACACCAGGGCATCGTACTGGCCCTGAGAGAGCTTTGTCTGCACGTACCGCTGTACTGCTATTCCGGCGTACGTTGTGTCCTCTCTGAGGCGCTCCTCGCACTCGGCAAGGGTAGCCTTCTGCCCAACGAATACATTCCTGGTACTGCCTGTACAAATAGTTGGGACTTGCACCACATCGAGGTACGCATTCAAAGAGGTACCTTCGTACTTTTGAATGAAAACGATACCAGCAACGCTAAGTGCAAGAACCAGAGGTACTGCCTTCTTACTTGACATCTGAGTGAACGTGCTCAGCAGCTTCTTTCTGCCGGAGCTTGTACGTTCTGAACTGCCAGTACTGATTCGCAATGAACGATAGGATAGCAATACCTGCACCTACGTACGCAGCGAATTCAGCAGCTGATAACCCGAACAGTACTGCACCACCCGCAGCGGTGTACGTCACACCACTCGTAGTTTGCACAGCATGTTCAGCAGCGGATTTAATATCCATTACCGTCTCTTTAGTTTTCGTGACTGCAGGAACGCACGTACACCTGAGGCAGGTTTATCTCCTCTGTTTCCGTACCCCATAGGATCACGCATGAAGTCAGTGACAGCTGCAAGCGCTCGCTGTTCAGCGGCCTTGTGCTCATCGGTCATTAGAACGCCCTTCCACTTACGCACACACCCAGCCATTGCTTCTAGCCGGTCATCATGCACAAGAGAATTTCGATCTGTGGTTATATTGCTCAGTTGGTAGAACACGCTGTACTGAGGTCGAGCTTCAATGCTGTGCTGCTTCCCGTACTCTCGGTCAGAGTCAAGCACTCGCTTATGTATAATCACCCTATGGCGTTGCATAGGGGATACTAACGAGTCAATGATTCTTCGCTCTTTCTGTCCGGTACTGTACTCACCAGCAACACCTACATGCCCTAGCTCACGCTTAGCAAGTTCAGCCTTCAGGGTCATCTCGAACAAGCCATGCCCCATGTTGGATTCGCACAGGATGGTTGTAACACCTAGGTCTTTCACAACACGGCATAGCTTATCTGGATTGTCTCCCGACAGGCCACCTTTAATGCCGCCTACGTCCAGCACATGAATGTACGGACCGACAGCTGTACTCACCCCGAACGCAAGTTCATCAGAGCCGCCACCGGCAGGATCAATGAACATGAACACTTCAGTAGGTCGCACGAACGTGCAATCAACTGGAGCAGGGTAGTACATCTTTGTGTTTGGTATAGGGAAGTCATTCCCTAGTTCCACTTGGTATTTCGGTGCAGCTTGGTACGCTATGATCTCAGGAATGCTGTCTGCATCGAAGTTCGCAACCAGAAGGTCACTCAACTTCAATTGCTGACGCTGTGCATCTAATAGTGAGGTATCTAGCATGTACTGCAAGCTGAAGTCCTCAGGACCCTTATCTAACTCTTTCTCGACAAGCGCCGATTCTGTGTATCGTTCAAGGTCTGTTGGTTTACCACGGGTACCGTCAATGCCCCCGCCCTTTTGGAGGGAGGAGTCTGCAAGAACGCGTTCCGTAATACTTGGGGCAAGTCTATCACCGTACTTCTCCATCTCATCTTGAGTAGGGTAACGCCCAGGCCAAATACGAATGCTGTACCCACGCCCAGGTAAAGAGTTGTACACCGAGTCCTTAGACTGTGGCGTACCTAGGTACAGGATGTCACCGTGCGTACATATTGAGCCGAACTCTTTAGTGAGCTGCAGCAGCATAGTACGTTGGGTCACAGTGAGGCCGTTCTTAGGGGACTCAATATCATCAGGAATGAGTAGATCAGCACGCTTGCCTGGAAGGTTCGATGTGATACCCACGCACGCAACAGAGGGAGACTTATCCAGCCCCTTCAAAGCGTAGTGCACATCGAATGCCTCGACAGAGGTTCTGTCACCCATACGCTTATCAGGACGCAAGCACTCCAGAATATCCCACTGCATAATCAGTCGAACAATCAGAGTACTCACTTCATTAGCTTGAGTCTCACCTGCAGATACCACGAGGGTACGTGTACTAGGCCGGTGCACAATGCACCACACAGCGTACAGCGCCGCCAAGGTACTCTTAGCCTCACCCCGCTGAGCCATCACCATTCGCAAGCGAGGACCATCCTGCATGAACTCGCAGATGTCTTCCTGCATCCAGGTTAGACTGAACCCTAAGAAAGCCATGCCGTCTCTGGCAAAATCAGAGAAGCGTTCGTAGTGCTCAGCAAGGAGTGCTACGTGAGAGAAACGCTGCTTGATGTCCATTATCCGTTAGTACCTTCCTGTAGATCAGCAGTCGCAAGGGAGATTACATTCCCTACAGTGTTCTTGCCAATCTGTTGTTTCAGCTTATCTCGCAGAGCACTGAGGTCATCAGCATCTGCAGGATCAGCAGTAATTGAATTGTCTTTCAGGAACTTGATAGCACTGGACAGCGTGGCAGCATCCGTAGGGATGCCATCACGCATGTCTTCCTCAATGCGCTTAGTAAGAGAACTAGCGACTAAGCGGTGTAGCGCTTCCAGCTCCTTAGACGAAGCTGAGCTTGCCATACTTAATCCTGAACAAGCAACTGCACTGCTTCAACGGTAAAACCCATGCGGAAGATAGGGCCGTTAGGGTCTTCCTTAAATTCGTACTGGTAACGCTCAACCACATCCTTAGTTTCAGGATCATCGTTTGTAACTACTTTGTGCGTTTCGTCGTCTACACCAATCTCATCATCGTTTAGTTTACGCACAAGCAACCACACGTCTTTTGTGTCCAATAGTTCTTGAAGAAAATTACGAGTTTGTTTTGGGTACTCTTGCATTACATTAAGTACATCTTGTTTGGTACTTAAGTATTTAGGGAAACCATGCATTCTAATTGTCCTTTTAATTCACGAAGCTGTAGTGCAGCTCGAAGGTTGTACGTGCACGCCCACTTGATCCAACCTTCTGTTGAGGCGATACTGGAGCGGCACTGGTCTAAGGTTAATTCACCACGAGAAAACTTAGGCAGAAGAGTTTGCATACGCTTCTTTGCCCTACGTGCAGTACTGGTACGCAGTAACACTTTATTTGGAAAGTGCCGGTACCCTACAAAATCAACACCCTGTGTTACAGGAAACACGCTCCACTTAGAGAACTGAAGTTTTAGGTGCTCTTTGAGAAACGCTTTAACCAATTGTTGTAGCTTTTGGAGTTCTGCTTTATCGTTAGAGAACACAACAAAATCATCACAATACCTTACATACGCTTTTACTTTATGCGTGTGTAACAACCATTGATCTAGTTCATTCATGTACAGATTACCGAACCACTGGCTTGTGTAATTTCCTATAGGAACATTAGACTCGCCTGGGTAGGAACGTACGATGTTCTCAAGCAAAGTTAAAGTACGCTTGCACTTTATTTTGCGCTCAAGTACATGCAACAGGATTGCGTGGTTTACAGATGGGTAAAATTTACTAATGTCGGCTTTGAAGCAATACTTGTACTTGCGAACATATTGCATAGTCTTGCGACTAGCATCATGCATACCTCTACCTGTTCTACATGCGTAAGAATCTGGTATCATAAGGGCATCCCATATAGGCACCAGAATCTGTAGCAATGCATGCTGTACTACTCTATCAGGGTAAAACGGCAACACGTAAATGTCTCGTTTCTTAGGCTCATACACTGTCTTGGTACGGTAACTTGAAGTACTGTACACTCCTGTGCAAAGGAGCTTCTGTATGCGCAATAAGTTCCCAGGTACGTCTAACTCAAAATCCTTTACATGCCGTTGCCAAGATTTGCCTTTCTTAGCTCTACGGTATGCTTCTGCAATGTTATCTGGGTGTGTTACCGCATCCCATAGATTGCCGTGTCTTTTCATAAATTCCTTGAGGGCGTTCTCTTGAGGTACTAGCCTTATCTTAGAAGTAGTCGTTGTGTATTTCGCTGTCAGTGCTAACGCACATCGCAACGAGGTGTACAAGTCAGCCAGAGGACTATTTGACCCGCGACAGATCGTACTACATAGTCTCTGTATCCGTGACGCTGCGTGAGGAATTGTTGGAATTGAGATTCAAGGGAGAATTATTCCAATTCGAGCTGCGTGAACTGCAATTCACACTGTTACTCCAATTGCTGCTGAGAATGCTGCGATTATACTCGTACACCCGTACTGCTTAGATTACTTAGAATCGACTTGAAGCTGGCTCCGCGACGCCGCGCGAGGAAATGCCGGAATAGAGATACAAGGGAGAATTATTCCAATACGAGCCGCGCGAACCGCAAAGCACACCGTCACTCCAAGTGCCGCCGAGAATGCCGCGATAAGGTGCTTGATAGTGCTGTCCACCAACACCTGTATCATTACCATCATACGCGTTAGCCCACGCGGCTGAGGTTAGCACGCCACCTTGGTCACGCGACCACTGCCAAAGAACTCCGCACGTATCTTCAATACCCTCATGGCTAATCATACGCCGACCTACAGTGTCTGTGTGTCCCGTAGTTGTACCTGGATCAGCAGAGCCTGCGATGTTTGTACCTTGATTAGCGCCTGCTGAAGCTGCGAAGAACTCCTGCTGACTAATGCTTTGTTCGCCTTGACGGGCGAACCATTCCTCAAACTTGTACGCATGGAATGCAGGGCTAGAAACACCATCTGCAATTGTACCCCCATTGACGGACACTAGCGTACTGCCTGATACAGACGGCAGGTAAATCATTACCCACTTACCAGAGCGAGACAGGACGCGACCCTCTTGAGTAGCTGAGCTGCGATTGAATCTGTCCCACACAGAGCGTGGTAGGATGTCGCCAGCTACATAACCTGTAAGAGGGTGGGATGCAATAGTGCCAACAGCAACGCATAAACAGTGGAAGCCACCGATCTTCCGTGTATTCATACTTGTATAACCATCTGGGTACGTGCTGTTAGCTGAAAGGATTACACCTCCAGCTGCCTTCAAGTACACGTAAAAGTCTTTACCAGCGCGATTACCGGCAGTGGCGTACGTACTGTTATCCCAGTTACCTGTAGTACCTAGCGCAATACCTGCAGCAGCAACGGATACTAAACCACCGTTCACCATACCGCTAATGTTTGGCAGGTTCAATGTAGTCTGCGCACCGGATAGCAAGGCGCTTTGATCTAGGAAAGTGCTGTTGCCTACAGCAGCTGATTTTTGAGTGGTGCCGTCTGGAAACGTAAGCCCATTAACACCATCGACAGTCATTGTCATTTAATACCCTTTATACAATTGTCCAGACCGCGCCGGACTCTACAACTACTGAAGGACCGTTAGCCACTGTAATAGGGCCTGGGGTCATAGCGTTCTTACCATTTACAATAGTCTTGTTCACGGTGACAGTATTACTGCCTTCGTAGAACTGCCCTGAGGTTGAAGCGGCTGCTTGCTCTGCCCAGTACTTAGCACTGTACTCAGAACCTTCTACAGGGCCAGAGGTTTTTTCAGCCCACTCGTTTGCTTTATTTTCAGAAGCCAACGCAGCAGCTGCACTAGCAGCGGCAGCATCTGCCTCCTCAGGAGCTGCTAAAATAGGGGCAAGGTTTGTAGCTACTTGTTGAATATCGCTAATGTTTGTCCCTACTAAATTAACATTAGCAATGTGTGTCGCTACAGTTTCAATCTCAGAGTTAGGCTCCAGTAAATCCGAACCAACTGCAATTACGTACGGATTTGTGCTAGCTGCTTCAGCTGCATTCTTTGCAACGATAGCTGCATCCCTAGCATCTTCAGCCAGCCCTTGAGCTGTCTCTGCATTCGTCTCAGCAAGTTCTGCATTAGCCTCTGCTGTTTCAGCTGCAGTCTTCGCTAGAACAGCGGCATCCTTAGCGACAACAGCTTGAGCATGTGCAGTCCATGCACCGTCTGCGTCAGCTTTGTACTGAGCTAAAGATAGAGCATCTGTATCGTCTACAGCCGTACCTATGTTACGAATACGGTACCCGTGCATATTCAGATCATTGAAAATGTCTGATAAACCTAAGCGTTCCTTAGCTTCTTGAACAACGTGGAGAATCTGTCTAAAATTCTCATCCATCGTTTCATCAAGAAATGCCGCACCATCAACAAAAATGTGCCGTACGTCTGAAATATCTGTGTTACGTGCTACCAGGACTTCTACGCCATTAGGCACACCTGGAGACGGGAACGACAGGGTATGATCTGTGCTGCCTACCCAGTTCCAATCTACGCCTTCTGTAGTCGGTAACTCGTCAAAGAACACAGTGATCTCAGAGCGATCAAAGTATTCAATGCTGATAGGTAGCAGCACCAGCGTGCCATCAGAGACTGCACGCTGAGTACTGTAAAAAGCCATAGCTTATTCCTGTGTTTTCAAAATGGTTTGTAAAGCACCGCTCAGAGGAGCCATGCCAAGTACTGGTGTAGCAGCAAGAGCAGCAGCTCCTACCTTACCCCAGTTAGCATCTCCTCCACTCATCTCTGCTTTCAGAGCAGCGGAACCTGTGCCAAGGAATGTGATACCACGATCAAGTGCAATTAGACCTGGGCTACCCCACTGACGAGATTCCCCAGTGAATACCTTAGCGACTTCAGACATCAGCCCTAATGAGCCTACTTGTCCAACAGCCTTACTTGCTAACTTATCCATAGGTAGTGCTTCTCGACCACGGGCTACTTCATTAGCTTGAGTAGCTAGCATAGCCAACGGGAATTGCCACATCATAATTAGTGCTAGAGGACCGAACCCATCACGACCTGCAGTGCCTACAAGAATCTTGTTATGCGCTGCTAGTGTGAAGCTACGGAAGCTGAAGACGAATTTACCTACGTTATCGAACGCAGCGAATGCCGGAGTCTCACCTATGCGAGCTTTCAACACACTTTCATCCATCATCTTCGTAAATACAGGTCTAGCCGCAGCCCATGTCTCGTCAGCCCACTTAGACGTATCGAGGCCATGTTTTGTAATGTCAGAGCGTAAGCTCTCCATTATATCGGGGCTTAGTCCGTACTTCTCTAGGTTCTTGATAGCCTTGGTGTTTCCCTGCACAGCAGAACCAATTCTATCAATAATGAGATTAGCCACGACACGCGATTGATGGTGTTGCACGTACTTCATAGCATTGAAGTAAGGCACGAGCTGAGAAGCCTGTTGCATCTTCATCATAGCTACATCTGAAGCTGGTATAGCAAAGCCATCTTCAAAGCGCTGCAAGAAAGGTCTAATGCGTGTGTCCTGGTATCCAGAGCGAGCTAGCACATCATACAACCTTGCACTGGTGCTAGGGTTAGAGCTAGCCTCAGAGAATAGCTTACGTAGTACAGGTAGTTCCTGCATAGCGTACTTCAGTGTTTTAATTGCACCGTAGTGCGCCATAGCTGGAGCGTACTCTGTAACCTGCCATAAGCCAGAAGCACTGAGAGCGACAGAACGCGCCCATGATTGCCCTAGTCGGACAATCTGACTCATCTCCTCACCTGCAGGTTTACCCTGTAGATGTTGGATCGTGTTGTCCAGGAGTTTCTCTTGCCGTGCAATTACGTTAGGATCAGTCTCAGCAGAGCGTACCTTTTGTACGTACTCATCACGCATTTGCTGGATAGCTTTCTCAGACTTAAAACCAGCCCTAGCGAATCCAGACTTACCAGATACGCCGTCTAGGTACCGTTCAGTAATTGTCGTTAGTCCTGTGTCAAACATATCAATGACACGGAACTGCTCACCATTCACATCCAGGCTTGCTCGGTAATCAAGATCAACACGGTGTTTCAAGAACGTAGCTTTACCCTTCTCTGCTTTAGCTCCAGTCAGGTAGTCTAATGCACGGGTAATGCGTTCTTCAGGAATACCTTCTGCACGCATGATGTCACGGAATGCATTGTACTCAGCGCTGTCCTTACGTGTAAAGAAGATAGGGTCTTCATGTGCACCCTTACGCTTCATACGGTCAACTGTGCTAGCAGCAATGTCCTTAGCAATCTCTTCAGGCATGTCGGCATTAGCAGAACGCAGTGCTTTAGCAATGAGTCCTTTCACAGCCTGATCTGCTTCTTTAACGGAGCGACCTGAGGCCACAAGTGCATCGACAATCTTACTGTACTTCCCAGCATCCCACGAACGACTGAACCAACCCGCTTTAGGATTGATCTGCTCTGCACCTTCTACACCAGACTTACGCAGTGTATCAGCAGCCATTGCATTTACTTTATCGAGAGCATCAGCAATCGCAGACACGCGTGGATTTACACCTGTGCTCGTGACATCTAAGCCACGATTCACGAGGTCTTCTCTACGCCACATCTCCATAGCAACTTCAGTTTCTAGGTTACGCTGCACAGTCAGTGCATCTCGATTGAAGATGCGTTGGAATGTGCCAGCGCCACGTTCATTCAAAGTCTCCTTTAGCAGGTCTTCGAACTCGAACTGGGCTGTGCTTAACTCTCTGCGTATACCGAAGATTTCATCCTCAACAGAAACCGCTTTAGAGCGAATGCTACTCACCAAAGAATCAGCGAACGTGCTA